GACTGGAACGAATACTTTATTGTACAATTACGACAAGCTGGATATGGATTCGATGGCGATCCAGAAGAAGAAATTGTAGATCGTTGGTTCCGTGATATTGTCCGAAATATGTTAGCCGAAGAAGGCATGGATACAACACGAGGAGCTGGTTATATTAACGTAATTCCAATTGAGAAAGGCCGTTCAGAAGTCTCATGACATATATTCTAGTAGATACTGCTAATACTTTTTTTCGTGCTAGACACGTGATACGCGGAGATGCTGATATCAAACTTGGTATGGCTCTCCATATTACGTTTAACAGTATTAAAAAAGCTTGGCAAGATTTTAACGGCAGTCATGTAGTATTCTGCCTCGAAGGTCGCAGCTGGCGTAAGGATTTTTATGCTCCTTACAAAGCTAATCGAGCCGAAACTCGTGCTGCTATGACTGCCAAGGAGCAAGAAGAAGATCAGCTATTCTGGGAAACATTTGATAAATTTAAAGAATTTATTACAGAAAAAACTAATTGTACTGTACTACAAAACTCTCAATTAGAAGCAGACGATCTAATTGCAGGATTCATTCATAATCATCCCAATGACGATCATGTTATTATTAGTACAGATAGTGATTTTCATCAATTAATTGCTCCCAATGTCAAACAGTATAATGGTGTAGCAGACACATTGACCACGCACGAAGGAATTTTCGATAAAAAAGGCAAAAGAATTATCGATAAAAAAACTAAACAAGAAGTAGCTGCACCTGATCCAGAATGGATTCTTTTTGAGAAGTGTATGCGAGGTGATTCATCTGATAACGTGTTCTCGGCATTTCCTGGTGTACGTACTAAAGGTACAAAGAATAAAGTAGGTCTTACAGAAGCGTTTCAAGATCGTTCTAACAAAGGATATGCTTGGAACAATCTCATGCTTCAACGTTGGGTTGATCATGAGGGTGTCGAACATCGAGTGTTAGACGACTATGAACGTAATCGTCGATTGATCGACTTAAAGTATCAACCAGATAATATAACAACACTAATTAATGAAACTATTCATTCACAAACAATTAATCCAAAAAATATCAGTCAAGTTGGCATACGACTTTTAAAATTTTGTCAACTATATGATATGAAAAAAATAATGGATAATATTCAACAATACGCAGAACCTTTTCAAGCAAAATACACAAATGAAATGCCGATACGAACAGACTTGCTCACACAAGTATAAAAACTGTACAGAGGATTATATGAACATTAAAGCTAAACCTATTGTCGAAGGAAAATTTTGGATTGTAGAAGAAGACGGCGAACGTATAGGAATTTTACATAAAAAAGAAAATAATAAATTTATGTTAAGTACTAAAGGATCCGAAAAGTACTTTAACAAGAAGGACGAATTAACAAAACTATTTGGCAAAGACTTTTGGGAAACAAAAGTTAAATCTACGATAAGTAATAAAGACACAAGAGAAATCTATGGATATCCTACAAGTACATATCCTTACAACCCGTTATTCAATGTACAAAAGAAGTTGCCTTTATTTACTAAGTCAGAAAGCAGTAAAAGTTTATACTGTGCAGGATATTACACAATTAAATTTGAAAAAGGGTGGGTAAAAAGTTTTTGTCCAAAATTGATTACGATCGAACGCTACGAAAGCACAGGTCCTTATAAAACAGAATTAGAAATGAAACAAGCACTGAGCAATGTCAAATCCAATTAATACTTATCCAATCCAACAATTTATTCAGCAGGTACGTGCTGCTGAGTTGTCACAACAAAAAGAAATTAAATTAGATATTAAAAGTGCTAAAATGTTAGCATATTGTTTGGCCGAAATAAATTCTAAATTATTAGAAGATTACGACTCTCTTTTACAAAAAGTTTTACAAAATACCGGGCAAAACATTAGTGTTCAAATGGACGGGGGCGGATTTAAGTAAAATCTTGATAAATATATACGTATATTTGGAGACGTATATATGAGCCGTCCGAAGCCGAAAGTATTATTAGAGTACATTAACAAAAAAAATTATAAAAGTGAACAAGTATTAGAAGCGGATGCCATTTGGGCTGTTTTCTATTAAGGTGAGCCATTTAACTTAAAAAGTTCAAATAGTCTTACTAGTTACCCTGGACCGAAATATAAAAAAGTTAGTTTCAGCAATCCTGGTCACGCACATAATCTTGCTAAAAAATTAAATCAAATGTTTAATACAGATGAATTTCAAGTTGTGAAATTAACATCTGGCGAAATAATTAAATGATTAGTAAAGAAACATTCACTAAAATTTTTTTACAACAAAAAGAAAAAAGCATAGATGCTGCTAATGTAAAATTACATTTACACAAATGGTGGCAAAGTCATAGAAGCAAAGATTCCGGTGGTTTGAGATTAACCGAAGAAGGATTTAACTTTTTAACAACAGAGTTGGAACTGAAATGTTACGAGGTTCCATTTACTGAACCAATTGATTTAAGCCCGCAAGTAATAATATTTTTTGACAGAAATATGGACTGCCCATATTTTCTTACTAATTCAGCAATAACTGTATTCTCTGAAAAGAAAAGTTTTGAACTTTATATGTTTTCAGACGATATACGCAAATATGGATTGATAAAAGCTATGAATCGCCAAAATCAATCTAACCAAAATGATGACGACAATCAACAAAGTGTTTGACAGTGTAAAAGATTTATCGTATAATTAGAACACTTAAACAAGTACCAGAACAAATTTTTTTCAACTTAACGAAAGGTTAATAAATGAGCGAAATTATCTCGCGACAAGTAGGTCCTAAGGCTGCTAAGAAATCTCTGCGTCGTGCTTTTAAAGCCAATCGTCCTTTGTTTATTTGGGGTCCTCCAGGTATTGGTAAATCCGATATCGTTAAACAGTTAGGCGAAGAACTTAATGCTCACGTAATTGATATCCGCTTGAGCTTGTGGGAACCTACTGACATTAAAGGTATTCCATATTTTGATAGTGATAGTGGCAAAATGGCTTGGGCACCTCCTATTGAACTTCCTGATGCTGCTTTAGCGTCTCAACATAAAAATATTATTCTATTCATGGATGAAATGAATAGTGCAGCTCCTGCTGTTCAGGCTGCGGCTTATCAGCTGGTTCTTAATCGTCGTGTAGGCACTTACCGACTGCCAGACAATGTTCATATTGTTGCTGCGGGTAACCGTGAAAGCGACAAGGGTGTTACTTATCGTATGCCTGCTCCGTTGGCAAATCGTTTTGTACACTTGGAGATGCGTGTCGACTGGGATGACTACTTTGCATGGGCTACTGACAATCGTATTCATAAAGACGTTCTTGGTTTCCTTTCTTTTAGTAAGAAAGATTTATACGACTTTGATCCTAAGAGCGGTAGTCGTGCTTTTGCTACTCCTCGTAGCTGGGCATTCGTTAGCGAACTGTTGTTTGACGACGACGAAGATGAGAACACACTAACTGACCTTGTTTCAGGTGCTGTTGGCGAAGGTCTGGCAGTTAAGTTTATGGCACATCGAAAAGTTGCTAGTAAGATGCCTAAGCCAGAAGATATCTTAAAAGGCAAAGTTACTAAGATGGAATCTAAAGAGATTTCGGCTATGTATTCACTAACTGTTAGTCTTTGCTATGAACTCAAAGATTCTTGTGACAAGGGCGAGAAAGATTGGAATAAGAAAGTTAACAACTTCTTCAATTTCATTATGAACAACTTTGAAACTGAATTAGTTGTTATGGGTACTAAGTTGGCACTTACTCAGTATCAGCTTCCGTTGGATCCGGACGAAATCGAATGTTTCGACCAGTTCCACGCAAAATACGGCAAGTACATTGCGGCGGCAACAGATCGAAACTAAGCCGAACCAATTGACAGGGCCTGCGGGCCCTGTTATAATATAAGTATAGTAAATATTCAGGAGCAAAAATGAGCTATTTAGATCCAGTTGTTGATAAAATTGTAGTAGCACGAGTTGGTTTGTTGCTACGTCATCCATTTTTTGGTAATATGGCTACTCGACTTAAAATTATGGACGGTAGCGATTGGTGCCCTACTGCGGCTACTGACGGACGTCATTTGTTTTATAATCGAGAGTTCTTCGACAAGCTAACTAATAAACAAGTTGAATTTGTTGTTGCACATGAAATTCTTCATAACGTGTTTGATCATATGTCTAGACACGAAGGTCGTGATCGTTTTATTTGGAATGCTGCTGCTGACTATAGTGTTAACGGTCAATTAATTCGCGATCGTATTGGCGAAGTTCCTCCAGAGATTAAAATCTTTCACGATACTGCTCATTACAGTAAAAGTACTGAACAAATTTATGATGAAATCTTTGAAAAGATGGATTCTGAACAATTGTCTGCTCTTGGTCAATTACTGGATGAGCACATTGATTGGGAGAAAGAAGGAGACGGCAATCGTCCTTCTTACAGTAAAGACGAATTGAAACAAATTCGTGACGAGATTCGCGAAGCCACTATTCAGGCAGCACAGGCTGCTGGTGCAGGTAATACTCCAGCAAGTGTTCAAAGAATGATTAAGGATCTCACTGAACCTAAAATGAACTGGCGTGAAATTCTGCGTCAACAAATTCAAAGTACAATTAAAAACGATTATACTTTTATGCGTCCTAGTCGTAAAGCTTGGCACATGAATGCTATTTTGCCTGGCACTAACTATGATGAAACTATTGATATCTGCTGCTCTATTGATATGAGTGGTTCTATTACTGATGACATGGGCAAAGACTTTATCAGTGAAGTCAAAGGTATTATGGAAGAATACAAAGACT